TTTCGCTGCTTCACCGAAGAGGAGATCACCAATGGTGAACTCATCCTCAACGTAAGCATGACGCCCAGCATCCCAACGAATGATAACCCAATCACCAGGGTCCAACCGACCACTCTTAATATTGGTCGGGTTACCATCCTTCCAGAGCTCAACAATGTTGGGAACATCGTCATCGTAAATGACATACCCCTTGCGCTGCTTTGACGCACCACGAGAGGGTCCACCACTTGCGCGGCCCTTGCCAAGTCCCTTACTCTTTCCCCAGTTTCCCTTTGCCTCATGCTCTCCCGCAACTGCCGAGTTACGAAAAAGCAACGAGGCCTCGAGAACCGAGGCCGAGGGTTCAACTACACACCACACAGTATGCATCTTTTCGCCACAAGACACAAGCACAGCTTCGAGAGCTCCCCCTTCCCATAAGGCCAGGTAAGAACCAACGTCATTGCACTCATGATCGAACCGAGTTACCTCTTTTCCGGTGTCCCCCAGTTTGACAGCACCATCACGCTTCAAACTTCGAAAGGGTTCAGGCACAACCGGACTGGTAGCATTACGATCACCACCGACCATATATTCCCAAATGGTCCGATACGTCCATTTCCTGTTCACATACAGAAATAGAACAATACCAAAGAGCACTGCTGCCGTAAACACTACTAGGCGCGTACCATGTTTCCACGCCGCATCCTTCGCAATGTGAACGAATTTCGGAATGAAACCAAGGGACTCCGCAATCTCAACCTCTTCCTCATCATCAGACTCAGAAGCCAGTCGGGTCTTGCCCTTCTCCTTGGGATCATCCTTGAAAATGACCGCAAAAATCTTGACGATATCAGCGACAAGATTAGGAACGTACTCCTTTTGCGAGGACAGGTATCGACCAAATTCAGCCAACCCAGCCGCCACCGCGCCGACACGAATGCCGACTGCCAGTAGCTCCAGAAAGGTGGTCTTTTCCAATGACTCCTTCTTCCCCGCAAGCAACCGCTTTTCCCGCCGTTTCAGCGCCGAATAGACGGCCAGAACCACTGCGCCAGCGACGACATAATCGACGTTAGACCACAGCGTATCCTTGACCCACCTAAAAGGCGCCAAAGCCATCTCCTTTGGCATCTCTCGGACCTGAGCCACATACGTCTGCCCCGCAGCCAAAAACCGCGAGTACTCCGCCTGTACCCGATCAGACACACGTCGTCGACGCTCACTGATAGCCCGACCCACAATCCCCACCATTTGGTAGCAGATCACGAGACCGAGCACCCAGTTAGCTGCAGCGACGGTGAGAGAACTAGCAACGATTTCGTAGTATCCTGACATACTGCTGAACAAAG